TCACAGGCAGATGGCACATGCTTTAGATCCAACTGAACCACATTACTTTTTTTGTACAAGCGATTTAGATTATGAAACATTTTTACAAGAAAAGTATCGGTATAACGGAGATTTTAAGGTGTCATAACGATAAATATATGTTGTTATAATAACAGTTGGTTTTATAACTTAATGTAAGGAGAAGACATGAATTATTTTAAATCTTTCTTCATAGTATTATGTTCAACAGGTTTTGTAGGATGTGCTTCTGTTGGAGGCGTATGGCAAGCAGGAACAGAAGTAGTCACTGGAACTGTTGACGCAGTTGTCGGTGGAGTTACAACAGTAGGAACAGCGGTCGCAGATGACGTTGTTGCTGTAGGAACACTAGCAGTGGATACAGCACAGACTGTAGTAGTTACAGCAGTTGAAACTGGTAAAGGCGTTGCCGAAACAATCAACGAAGAAGTTGATAGACAAACTGACGAACTACAACCTAAAGAAGAGGAAGAAGCACCAAAAAAGGACTAGCCTTCTTCAGTAGGAGTAAGGAGGAATTAACTACGAAAGAGTTGGTGGCTCTGCTTCAGGCTAATATGGATAAAATATTAGAATACTGTAAAAAGAATCCAAAAGAGTGCGAATAGTACAATAGAATTACCCTCAAGGCACTTGGGGGTTTTTCTTCTAAACACATGTCAAAATTATGAAAAAAATATTGCTAGTTTTATTTTTATTTCCACTATCCATTACGGCAGACGAATTGCCGCAATTAACATCAACTCAAGAAGCATACATTTTAGCAGGACATCATTGTTGTTATGCTGATGAAGTAATTAAAAATGTTATATATAAAAACCAACGTTTCCCAATGCCAGAAAATAAAATTTTAGTACCTACTCGTATACCACAAAATGCTTTAGAAGAACCAGCAGATAGATGGATGTGGGCGTTGTTTTGGACTATACAGGCGGCAGACATTTATAGCACAAATAGAGGTATACAATATGATTGTATCAGCGAAGCAAATCCTTTATTGCCAAGCACACCAACTATAGCAGAAATGGCCATACTAAAGGCATTTGTGTTATTACCAAGTTATGGTAGCATAGGATATGAAAATATATCTAGAGAAGAATTAATTTTTCCTTTGTTATTTGGAACGGGTGTTGTGGCACATAATATGAATTTGGTACACAAGGCAAAAAATCGCTGTAACTTAAGATAACCAATTATAAATATATCTGTGTTAAAAGAAAAAGTTATAGAAATTAAACACTATTCAGATAGACTGTTCAGTTTTAAAACTACACGCGATAAATCATTTAGATTCAAAAATGGCGAATTTTGTATGATAGGCCTAGATGTAGAACCTAAAAAAATAATGAGAGCATACAGTATTGTAAGCACAAACTATGATGATCATTTAGAATTCCTAAGTATAAAAGTACCAGACGGTCCACTTACAAGTAAATTACAGCATTTACAAATAGGGGACGAAGTTTTAATAAATCCAAAATCCACAGGCAGTTTAGTAGTAGACTATTTGTATCCAAAAGATAATCTAGTATTGTTAGCAACAGGAACGGGCATTGCGCCTTTTATGAGTATTATAAAAGATCCTGATACATACGACAGATTTGGTTTTGTATACTTGTTCCATACAGTAAGAAATGTAAACGAATTAACTTACATAGAATCGCTAAATACTATTGAAGAAGCATTACCATTTACATATATTCCAACAGTAACAAGAGAAGAATATACAAGAACTGGTCGCTTTTGGCAGTATGTCGAAGACTACTTAACAAATGGCTTCCTCAAAGAAAGAGACGGCATAATGGTATGTGGGTCTCCAGAAATGAATAAACAATGTCGTACCATGTTCAAAACACTCAATTGGTCAGAAGGCAATACAGGTGAAATGGGCGACTTTATGTTAGAAAGAGCATTCGTAGATAAATGAGTACAGACAAAATTATTGACGCCTTAAAGAAAGGCGTTGTCACAGTTGTCTTTGAAAAAATAGACACAAAAGAAATAAGAACTATGCCGTGTACATTAAACAAAGATGTACATAAACAATCCTTAGAATTTAAAAATTACGCAAGTCCAGACACATTAGTAATGTGGGGGTTAGATGTACAAGCATGGCGTGATGTAAGAGTTAATACTATTATAGAATGGTATGAAGGATATCCAAAAGAATGAAATGGCTGTATAGTGGTTATGCTGTAATAGTTTCTATACTATTGCTTACAGCACTAAAAGTAGCAGACCCTACACCACTAAAGAATTTACGAAATCGAACGTTTGACGCATATCAACAATTAGATGAAATTAAAGAAAGCAACGATGTTGTTATAATAAACTTTGGCGAAAATACATTAGCAACTTACGGGCAGTATCCTTTTCCTAGGCAGTATTATGCTCAATTAGTAGTTGACGTAGCAACCAAGAATTCAGGTGTATTAGGCTGGACAATAATGTTTCCTGAAGATGACAGGTTTGGTGGCGACGATAGTTTTGCTAGTATTCTAAATCAAAACTTAGTTAATGTACCCGGTGCTAGACGTAACCCTATAAACTTTAATGTGTTAAGTCAAACACCAAGTAATAAAGGCATCAAAACAAGTGGCCCACATATAGGCACGGGTACAATTGGTCCTGTACCAGCAACAGACTTTTTACTTACTTGGAAAAATTTGGTAACAAATATTCCTATGTTAGAAGTAGTATCAAACGGAAAAGGTGTGAACGCCTCCGCTCCGCAACCTGATTTTGTTACTAGAACATATCCATTAGCAATAGGTGTAGAAGGAAAAATATACCCTAGTTTTGCTATAGAAATGTTACGAGTAAAGACTGGACAAAAAAGTTATAAAATAAAAACAAGCGAAATTGGCATACAAGAATTTATGGTTAAAGGATTCGAACCATTTATTACACAACCAGACGGAACAGCATATATACGTTACAACAACACATTTGAAGAAATTGAATATACAGGAGCAGACAGTATACCTGATCTAGGAGGCAAATTAGTAATTGTAGGTGTTACAGCAGAAGGTATTGCTAACCCTGTGCCTACACCAAAAGGCAATATGTATCCACAGCATATACACGCACACATGCTACAAAATATGATAGAGGGTACCAACATAACCAGAAACCAGTTATCGCCGCTTATAGAACTTCTGTGTGCGTTGTGTGGCATGATTTTAATAGCCATCGCGGTGTATAGATTACCTTTACTGTGGACAGCACCTATTTCACTGCTGATTTTAGGTGGAGAAGCATATGGTAGTGTGTGGTTATATCAAAACAAATTACAGTTAGTAGATGCTACTTTTCCTGTATTAAGTGGCTTCTTAATTTTCACACAATCAGCATTCAATAACTTCTATAAACAATACAAATTACGCCAACAAATCAAAGGGCAGTTTGGTACTTACATATCACCAGATTATGTTGATATGTTAGTTAAAGATCCTAGTTTAATGAAACTAGGTGGTGAAAGAAAAGAAATGAGTTTCATGTTTGCTGACATAGTCGGCTTTACACCTATATCAGAAAAGTATATGAAAGCAGATGACCCAGAAGGATTAGTAGAACTCATAAACAGTTTCTTAGATAAAATGACAAAAATAGTTTTAAAGAATGGCGGTACAATAGACAAGTTCATGGGAGATTGTATTATGGCGTTTTGGAACGCACCACTACCATGTGAGAATCATGCTGAAATGGCTGTTAAAACAGCAATAGAAATTGAACTGCTAGGTGATGAACTAGAAAAAGAAATGGAAGAACGTGGCTTACCAAGAGTAAAATTTGGTACAGGTGTAAACACTGGTACATGTATTGTTGGTAACATGGGTGCTGAAACTAGGCTAGATTATAGTGTTGTAGGTGATGCTGTAAACTTAGGTGCTAGACTTGAAGCACAAACTAGGGCCGAAGATACTCCAATTATTGTTTCTGAATATACATATATGAAATGTAACGATATAGCATTTAGTAGCATAGGCGAAGTTACTGTAAAAGGTAAAGAAGACCCTGTAAAAATTTATGCCCCACTATTCGATGGCAAAATAAGAAAATTATACAAATAATTATTCGTCAGGTGTCCAATGTTCCATTGCTCGAAAAACACTTCTAGCAGATACTAAGTCCTTTTTTAGTTCTACAAGATAAAGGAATTCAAACGGCTTGTCGCCTATTTTTTCTAAAGGATAATGATATGTAGATGTAATTTTATCAATTACTCTTATGTCTTTATTGACACAATTTATAATACTATTACGCCATTCTGAATCTAAAAATAGGTCTACAACAAATTGGTGTGCTTCGTTCTCTGGATTATAAGCACTCATAATATTAAGTATTTCGTAATATAATGCTCTAATAGGATTTAAGTTTTTCCTATATTTTGACATTACAATATCGTGATACCATTTTTCTTCTTTAGTACATTGATTAGTATAAAAATAAAAGTATTCTTCCATAAATGTTACTAAAACATTTTTAGCACTTTTCTTTATTTTACTTGTTAATAAACGTTTTAATTTAGTAACAATTTTTAAGTGATACTCTGATAAGATATCTTTATACTTATTGGACAAATACTCAAGATCCATGGTACCGTCTAAAAACTCGTTAGGTATTTCGTTTGTTTTTGCGAATTTAATTAGTAGTGATTCAAATCTAACTAATCTAAAGTCAATTATATCCGTCATCTTTTTTATGTATATCCAATATAGTTTGTAACTTATCTCTACCTTTGTTATAGAGTAAAGTTGCTCTGGCACCTTCGTGTAAAGGTTTAGGCCAATTGCCTATATTTACCCAAGCATATCCACAACTTTCGCCATTTAATGTAGGTAAAAACTCATCTTCTATAACCGCTACAAAACTATAATACATAAAATTCTTATCTTTGCTTTGATAAACGTCTATTGGATTAAGTTTATTAATATCAGGTACTATGCCTAACTCTTCCTCTACTTCTCTAATAAGTGCTTCATAAGGTGACTCGTTGCTTTCAACGATTCCGCCCCAAAATCCCCAAGTGTGTTTTTGTCTTTTGTCACTGTTTCTGAACTGTAAGAGTACTCTGTTAGTCCTAGTAGATAGAAAAACTGCCCCAACGGCAACTATCCCCTTGAACGGTTCTACAGGACTAGTGTCCAATACCCTGGGTTGTACTCGCCTTCGTAAATGCTCATCCATAGTTTTCCTGTCCATCTATAAACTTTATTTGTATTTAAGTTCTTTGATGTTACTACTGTTTCTGTATTGGCACTAGCATCAAAACTAACTGTCCAACCAGTATTACCGTATTCTATAATGTCATTTGCTGAAGCAACTACATTCCAATTTGCGTACCCGTCTCCCAAGTCTTCAGTAATTAGATATCGTTGACCATATGCTAGATCTGGTAAAGTACCATCCCCTGGATAGTTTTTAGTAGGATCTATAATCTTATTTACGTCACCGATTGTTGAGGCCGGCAATGTATCAGTATCTAAATTAAAAACTAGTTGAGTGTCGTCTGCTGGATTAATAGCAATAGTTCCTGCTATATCCTGTGTATCGTCATCTAAGTCATCTATTATTTTAAGTTTTAGTAAACTAATACTATCTTGCACATCTTTATCATACATTTCTAGTAGCGATGACCAACTTTGTGGTTGTACACCTGCTTGATCTAGTAATGTAATAGCACTTCCTACAACTTGTACTTTATAATTACCCGGAGTTACAATAACTCTAGATGTTAAGTCAAAGTTTCTAAAGAAGTCGTATATGTCTTCATCGTAACCAATATCGGTAAGATTCTGACCGTTAAAGTCAGCAAATACATTTGTTTGTATTTCATGTATAATGCTTTGACGTTTAACTTTGGCAGGCGGATTAATCCAAATAGGTAATTGGAAAGTCAATGTGGATACATCGATCTGTTCGTCAACCCCCTGCGGTAGTGTTCTATTATTAAACTGTATATCTGTTAATTCTACTTCTACTATTTGTGTCCAATCAAATGGATTAGTATTTTGTTGTAATTGTATAGTAGGATTAAATAGTACTAAAATTTGTTCCATAAGTTGAAGTTTAGTATCGGTATTTGGAGTCCAAATATCAACTTGCATACTTAGGTTAAAGGGAACAGGCATATATCTATTAATAGTATATTGATTGCCTTGTTCGTTACTATATGATTCAGTTGCCTCGTCGTACTTTCTTTCTGTTACTGATTTAGTATCAGTGAAAAACGGATCTTGTGTTCTATCTCTGGCTAACTGTAAACTCGCAATACTAACTCCTATAAAAGGTGTACTGTTAATTACGTTCTCTGAATTTTCCCTAAGTAGATGTGAAACCATTCTACTCGGATCAGCATATCTAACAGGCACAGTATTATAGCAAACTTCTTTACCGTCTCTGCCACCTTCTGCTACTTTGAAAGCATGAAATATTCTAATAAATTGTAGAATATATCTTCTTACTTGTTCATCATACCAATATTGCATCGTTAATTATCCGTTT